GCTCTCGACGCCCTCCTCCAGTTCCTTGATCCTGTCGGCCTGCATCTTGATGATGCTGTTCAGGTTGGCGATCTGCTCGTCCCTGCCGTCGATGTTCTTCTGCTTCTGGGCAACGGCCTCGGACAGTGCTTGCAAGCTGTCCGCCTGCTTGCGGTTCTCGACCAGGAGGCTGGCGGCCTCCTTCTGTGCGTCCTCGGCCCTCGCCTTCATGCTGCACATGAAGTCGTTGCCGATGTTGTCCTCTGCCATATCAAGGCACCCGTCGAAGGCAGCTGCAATGTAGCTGTCCTGGCCCAGTCCCTTGATGATCGCGGTGATCTTGTTGAGAGCTTCGCGCTCCTGCTGCTTCGTTGCCATGTTCAGTCCTCCTCGCTATCCGGGTCGATGTACTCGCCCTCTTCAAAGCTGTCCTCGTCGATGTTGCCGTATGTGTAGCCTTGATCGTTGCTCAGGTAAACCGGCAGCTCTTCGTCAAACTGACTCAGATAGTCGATCAGCTCGGCGACGGTCATTGTCCTGCCGCACTGATCGGGGCCATAGCCGTTCCGACGGCCTTCGATGTACAAAACCTGCATTGTTCAGTCCTCCTCGTTGCCCTGCTCGATCTTGCGGAGATCGTTTGCGATCTGCTCGGCCTCTTCGTCGCTCAGCTTGTACAGAGCGATCATTTCGGGGATGTCCACCGACCGCCAGCCGCCGTCGTAGAGGGCCGCTGCGCTGTACTGGCTGCCGTACTCGCCGCCCTGATTGGGCTCCTCGTACCCGCCGCAGCGGATTTCGTCGCGCTGGCTCTCGTAGTCAGCCTCGTTCATGCACATCATCATGTTCCGTTCCTCCTATCAGTAGCAGTTGTGGGCGGCAAAGGTGATGGAGTGAACCATCTTCCTGATTGCCTCGTCCAACGGGGTGCTCACGCTGGGGATGCTGCCCGACTGGACAATCTCGGCGTCCAGCTTCTCGCCGTCGCTGTTGGCGTCCATGGCCCAGATCAGCGTATCGTTGTCTTCGTCGGTGTACACCTTGATCTCAAAGTACGGCTTCGGCTGCTCGCAATACTCCAGATACTCCCAGAAGATGCTGGCCTTTGTCTTGCTGAGAGCTTTTAGTGACCAGTGCCAGTTGGCATCATTTTTGTTTGCCTCGGAAACCAAACGGCGAATGAGGCCCTTATGCTCACGCAGGTCAAACATACCTCAGGCCTCCTTCTGAACGTCCAGCAGCTCCAGGCTGCCATACACGCAGCCCTCGGTGATCTCACGGGCTTTCTTGCGAGCGGACGTGATGGACACGGCCTCGATCTTGCGGGTGGTCTGGTAGCCGCCGCTGCTCAACTGGGGGTTGTGGCGGTAGTAGGTGGCGATGTAGGTCTTCATGGTTAGTTATCCTTTCTCTTGTTCCTTAATTCTTTGGCTTATCCTCTATAAGTATTATACCACATTTGGCTATTAAGTCAACAAACGGCTGATGAACAAACGTAGATAAATGTAGAACATATTCCTTATTTTTTAGACAAACTGTATACCGGTTGAGGTGAACTATGACTATTTGTGAACGTCTTTTCGATGAATTGGAGCTCCGCGGGCTCACTGCGTATGGACTGGCAAAGGTATTGGGCGTCCATCCGACTACGATCTCGAACTGGAAACAGCGGAACACCGACCCTCCATCAAAATATATAATAGCCATCTGTGGATTCATCGGATGTTCAATAGAGTATCTTTTGACCGGCGAGGATGCCGGGGCCCCTGTGGTCATAAAAAAAGAGCCCGTCCCCGGAATATCCGAGAACGGGCGTGAAATGCTGGCCTTGTATGAAAAGCTGTCAGAACGCGATCAGCTTCTCCTGCTGGGCCGTCTTCAAGAAATGGCCTCCCCCATGCTGGGTGACTCTAGGGAAAAGAACCAGAAGGACGACGCACGCAGCGCGGCAGGCTGATCTATTTTGACTTCCAGACCGGGAAAATCCTGGAGCCGGAATGTTGAAAACTCGGTGGAAAACCTGTTTTATTTGCAGAATGCCGAAAGTCTGAAATAAAAATAGGGTGCAAAAAATGCACTGTATTTTTGAAATAGGGTGCAAAATCTGCACTGAATATTGGCAAATAGGGTGCAAAATCTGCACTGTATTTTCAAAAATAGGGTGCAAAATCTGCACTCATAAATAGACGTTATATTATATAAGACGTTTAGTAAGACTATGTTGTTATAGTTATTTACTTACTTTCACACACAATTATTTTTTTATTTTTGCGGACGGGGTGAAGTTTTCAACATGACGGGTTATATTCGCTGTCGCTCGTGCTTCGAGCTGTTCAACTGTGCCGACCTGGTGTCGGGCCTTTGCCCCGCCTGTGCGAAGATCAGAGCCGATCGGCTGTCTGATCTCCAGCGTGCATACCAGGCCGCCGTTGACGCTGGAGAGCCTGGAGCCTCGGAGCAGATCGCCGATCTGATACGGGTATACCAGAGATCAGAGGGCGTCCGGCTGCAAGCCGTCCCGCCTGCGTACCGGGTAAAGTGAAGCGGGCCGAAAACCCAGATCCGATAAAACCGGCCTAGGAGTGCTTACAGCGCGTTTTCGGTTCTGAAGGTAAAGAGAGATTCCGAAGCCGCAAAACGTCGCTCAGGGCCCGCTCTGCGGCCTTGTGGCATGATTCT